TAATTGCTCTTTGTAAGCTTTTACATCCATTGTTCTTGAAACAGGGTTGAAAGGTACGGCTAAATTTAATTTAGACTCAAATTGAGGGTCATCTGGAGATAAAGTTGGATTTTGTAAACCTGTTTTAGTAATTAAAATAAACTTGCTAAACCCTTTGATTAAGCCAGATATTTTTGATGCAAGAGTATCAATGCTGCTGCCATATTTTGCAGGGTCTCCAAAAGCTGCATCTAAAGCACCGACTAATTCTTTACCAATCATTTCTTTGGCATCTTCAGTTTTAGCTCTTAAAATGTCCATCTTGCCGGCAAAAGACTCTGCCGCTATTTTAGCTTGGCCTTGAAACCTATTACTTAAATACTTTGTAACTTTATCCAAATCCATTGTCTTTATTTCGGCTTTAGTCAAACCAATTCCGAGTTTACCAAGTGCGGTATTTTCTCCAAGTGCGGCTTTTGCTAAAGCATCTGTTACCGCTTGAAGATTAGTTCCTGTTCCTGCCGAAGTGTCTAATGCTACTGAAAGTAAGTCTTGAGCCTTTTTCGCATCTAATGTGGCGTTAACTAAAGTGGTAAACGCCGGACGAAGTTGGTCGTCCAAAACCCCAGTTGTATTTTGTAAGTTTTGAATAAATCCAGCAGTACTTAATACTGCATAGTTTTGCCCTAAGTTTTGTAATGTCTTAGATAATTGATTGGCTGCTTTTGTATCATCTGCAAAAGCTTTGATCGAACTTTTACCAAATTTTAAAGTCTGATAAGCACCTAAGGCAAGACCTAAAGCCTTGGCTGATTTAGTTAAAACATTAAGTGACTTACTTGCTGCCTTTGCGCCTTTATCTTTGTAGGTGCTGACAATTGGGATTTCAATACCTGAAGCACTCATGCGGCAAGTCCTATTCTACGCTTTAAACTTGAATTGAATTTTAAAATGGCAGTATCAATAGCTTTAAAGGTTGCCTTAGTTACCTTGCCTTGATCTTTAGCAAAAGCGGCATAAAGTAAACGACCTTTATTCTTGCGCCCTCTGCCAATGCTTTCTAACCTAGCTTCATCATCAATAGAGTTTACAAAATGATAACCTGCAAAAGGGTTATTGCTATTGTAATTTCTTGTTGCCCTTTTTCTTATTTTGCCATTGTATTTGTATGTACCTTCATAACCTTGGGCATACTCAAATCCTTGTTGGGCAATGCTAGTGATCGGCGCTCGACCATCAGGGTTCTTTCTTCCTGCTGTTTCATAAATAGCACCAGCAGCAGACCTGTTTAATAATCTATAAACATTAACAAATCCAGAATAATTACGGCGTGAACGCCCTAAAGAATAAGTTAAACCTTTACGAATAACATCTGGGTTGTACTTAGGAAACCCTCTTGCTTTGCCGGCAGTCCTAGAAACAACTTCCTTGCCTTGATCTTGCCAGCCACTCAAACCCTGTATTTGATTTGGAACATTAGTTCTGGCTTCATTTACAACTTCACGCATGGCGGAACGGATTTCTTTATTCATCTCTTTGTAAAGGTCAGGCGCAAACTTCTTTAAGGCTTTTTGAACCTCAACGATACCTTTTACCTCTACTGGCATTTTCCACCCTCTTTGATCTATCTTTTAGATAAGCCAATGTTGCTAAAAACATTGATCTATCCATGTTAATAAATTCGCTATGCGGTATGCCTGTCTCAACTGCTAAAGATGCAATTAAATAAGTGAGGTCATACCGCGTTACCCATTTGGGGAATCAGCGTCCATAAGCTCTACTTTTGCAAGTGTCTCAAGGTACTTATCCCCAAATGGTGCAACTGTTACACCTGATCGTCTTTCAGCTTCCCATGAAAGCCAATAGACATCCGACTGGCGTTCTTCGTCTCTGAACCGTTTATGAAATCCAGTTTTAAAATTTTGTTCAAACGAATACTCAAGTGCAGGGGTTATGTCGTAATCTGCCACTTCCCCTGAAGCCTTGGTCACTCTGAGTTTAATCATTTACTACTCCTTAGAAAGTACCTGTACTTGCAACGGTGACTGCACCGTTAATAGTCCATGTTACATCCTGAGTACCCAAATCGCCTACTGCACCGTTAATGTCGGTTGTGTTATTTACTAGGGCAGTAAATGTGTAAAGAGGGTTTGTTGCGCCGACAGCAGTTAGTTTTTCCTGTAATAGAACGCAGGTTACTGAAGTTCCCCATGCTGCCTGTAATGTTGCAAGAACATTAGCTGAAGCGGTGTCATTTAGGAAGGAAATGGTCACGGATGACGCTTCCAAGCCTTTTACAAATTTGTGACCTGCGTCACCCATTGCGGTAACTTCAAGCTCATCAAATGAACGGTTTAGTGTGACGGCGGTCACATGGTCAGAAAGGTCAACGGAATTAACCTTTACGCCGACCTTGTTATTTAGAAATACAGCCATTGGTTATTCCTCATCTTTCTTTGAGACTGGTTTTGGCTTATCTGTTTTTGCTACTTGCCCGACTTTTTCAAGCCAAGCCTTGTCCTCGGAAGGAACATCTATAATGTCGCTCATTGTTTAACTCCAACTTGTCATGATTGATACGGACAGTTCTGCTGTAAGCATCTCACCTGCAACACCTGATAAAACAGTTGGTGCGGATACATTGCCAACACTTATTTTTAATGTAGTTGATGCTGCTAATTTATTAAACACACCAACTAACATATCTTCAATGCCAATTAGATTGCCTTGGTTATCTAGCATTGGAACGATCATTACAATTTTAAAATTAGCTTTAGGTGCAACACTTGAATAAATATTGTTAGAAGGTTCAAGATATGGGTCATCCGGCTGAACAATTACTGAATTTGCAATGGGTGTAGCAGGTGGAAAGGCAAAGACCTGCCACACCCCTGCGTTCTCTAACGCAGTCGCAAGGGTTGACCTGAGAGTTGTAACGGCAACTGTCATTTAGCCAACCAAGCCATTAGGGGCTAAATGGTTTGCAATTAACCCACGAACTCTAGCAATTAAAGTATTGCCCATGCGATAAGGTGAAGGCTGGAAGTCTGGAGAAATTCCGCCTGCGTTTGATGCTTGCCTTGCTTGCCAAATATCAACTGCGATCATTGCGCTTGCTTGTCTTACTTCTGCAATTGTCGCATAATCAACATTAGTTGGCGCAGATATTGTGCCATAGGGTCTAATTACTCTTTTAGTTTCTACTGATACATGACTAATGACATAAGAAATAGAATAATCTGTTATTGCTGTTACTGTCTTATTACCACCGTTATAGTGTGCTGCTACATTTTCTACCGTTACTATTTGACCTATTTGTATGTTATGTTTTTCATCTGTATAAAGAGTTGCTAAAGTAGTTGTACACTCTCTTGCAACTGCATTGTAATCGTTAAACCATAGATAGCCTTTAACAATATTTTCGGCAGCCTGCGCCACTTCTTCCACTACTGAGTCAGAATATAAACTACCAATTCCAAGTAATGTGCGAAGCTCAGCTTTAGTCACATAAGTAGCCGGCAATTTATTATCCTTTCTTAAAGTAAAGGGGCGAAGGCTTCCTGCGCCCCTTTACGCTTGATTCCTATGAAGGAAAGTTTATGCAACCATCCACTTGTAAGCACCGGCAGCAACTTTATTAGCAATTGCGCCATAGCCATAGTAAGAAACTTCAATTTGTCCTGTTGAGATTAAATTGGTTTCTAGGCGGTACTTAGTTGATTCATACCATGTGTAAGAAGATGGGTTAATGATAATCATTGAATTGTCGCCTGTACCTGATAATGCGCGTGATACGCGTAGGTTTAAGCCACCAATGTTACCGCGAACATTTGTAGGGGTCAGATTTCCTGAAGCGTTCTGAGGATTGATTGTCTGAGTAAATACTGCTCTGTTTGAGCCATCTACTAGACCCATCAATGCACCCCATTGCTCAGGTGATACAACAATGTTTTCAGCAAAGCCAAGTGTGCCTGAATAAATAGACACTGCTGCATCTGAAATAAAGTCTTGTATGTTTGCTGCTGTCAATGTACGGTTTCCGCCGTCTGTACCTGCTGTAATTAACGCAGAACCAACAGCAGTATCAGTTGCTTTAGCATAAGCAAATTCCATTTGGCGTACTAACTCTGAGAAGAACGCTGGAGACGATCTGTCCAACAATTCTACTGAAAATTTCTGGCTGCCAGCGTACTTACCAACACTTACTGACAAAAAGGAAATATTTTGATCTTGCTCAGATGGTGCTGCGCCCTCTGCTGTTAATGCAACAGATGGAACTTGAGTAAGTTTCGGAATTTCAAAAGTCATACCTGCATCTGGCAGTGCTGCTGTTGAAATAGAGTCGATAAATGGACGGTCAGCATTTGAAAGAGGGTTAATTACCTCAGTTAGTTGACGAGTAGGAATTAAACCACTGTTGTCAGTTGTATCTGCTGCTGCGCGGATGTATGAACGAGCATCTTCATCATTTAGGTATTGCGCACGAAGTGTGTTCTCTAG